GCATTGGTGATGGCCGCCGCCAGAGTTGGTGTTGAGAATCCCAACTGCCACTCATAGAGCTTGCCATCGGCGTCTGAGCAGGCCACCAGATACTCGCCCCATGTATCTAAGGACCATGTGGTGGCCGGTGTCACAGTGCCAGTATCTGGCCGCGCAACGCCATAAGCAAAATTGCCGTAGGTTGAATAGCCATAGCCAGTCTTGATGACGGCGTCCGCAACGCCAACAGTCAAGCCTGTGGGTGTGATGTCCTTCAGCGTGCCCGCCTCGTTCATGGCGTAGAGCTTTGATTCAGTGCCTGCGGCAATCCAGCGATCTCCGCTGTTGTCCCGCCAAGTAAGCAGCCCACGGCATTTGCCAGTCAGTTGGCTGCTGGAGCGCTTACGCCACCCGCCAATTGGGCGCAGGGTATTCTCAAACCAGCGTACAAGGTTTGCGTCATACCAACGGCCCGAAGACTGGTACTCAGTACCATTTCGGTAGATGCCTGGTGGGATTTTTAAGGGTACGAATGCCATGGCTTAATTATGCGGTTTCTGTGGACAAATTGGACACAAAGCTCAAAGTGGCAATTACTGATGGAATGGCTGGCCTTGTCGGTGAAGTGCCTGCTGCGTAGTGCTCAATTGAGACACCGACATCTGATGGCCGCCACATGATTTGCACATAGTCGGTGGCCGCCAAGCTCACAAAGAAATTCAGCGCGGCAATCACATGGGATGGGTCGCCTGACGATTTGCGAGGGCCAAGACTAAATCTTGAGTTTGATTTGGCAATGTCAGTGCCATTCTTACGAAACCACACGTCAACGTCTTGCGTGTCGTTGGTGGTGTTCTTGAACTGGATGCTGAATTGCACGTTATAGATCCCAGCCTGCGCCACATTCAGCCTTGACGAATTCGACAAGGTCACACCATTGCTGAAGTCGGTGGTGTCAAACGTGATGGCGTAGGCCGTGGTGGTATTGGCCGCCGTCTGGTCTGTTCCATCTTGGAACGCGCCGTAAGGCATGTTCATCCACTTGCCGCCCCTTGGGCCAAGCAACGCACCAAACAGGTTGCGCAGCTTGTTGAAATAGACATTGAGGCCGCCATTGGTCTGTCTGAAATAGCTTTCGCTGTAAAGCACATCAGGCGTCCCCAAGTTGGGTGGCGCCGGTGTGTCGAGCTGCTGAGTCAGATTGGTAGCCATGACCTAAATTATGCGACCAGACCAGGCAAATATTGCGTCTTACCCGCAACCTTGGTGGCGGTCAGCTCTTGCTTCTTCAGGTTGTTCGGGTCATAGCTGACATGAACCCAGCCGCTGTCTGGAATGCCTGGCGTGTAGAACTCCAAAATGAGCTGGGTATATTCCAAGTTATCCATGATCCACTGAGCCAGATCGGCGTTGGCAACGCCAGGTATCTCAATGTCAGCCGCCATGCCTTTGCAATGGTCGCTGGTCTTTGACCCGCCGACAGCTGCATTGGATTCAGGGCTGCGATAGGCAGAATTCACCTTCACGCCCTTGCCGTAATGGTCACGAACAGGCTGCAATACCTTCTCGCACAGCAGGCGCAGATTCTCTGTCGCCTCGTCATCTGGCGTGTTGTCCAGACCCATGCGCAGGGCTGTCTCTGACTTGCTCAGTTCATGCAGACTGAAGTTGGCGGTGAGTTGTGTCATTTGATACCTTTCTGTGATTCAAGGGCTTGGTTGTACAAATCGATGCAAGCATTCAGCTTGGTGATGGCGCGGTCGCCTTCCTCTGCTATTGCGAAAAGAGCTTTTCCAACTTCTGGACTAAGTTCGGCTGATGCTTCTCCTCCACCACCTCCTGTGGGAGTGGCGGGATCTGCGGTGGCTGGTACGGCGCAGGACGTTTTGACAGGAACCCGCAACTTGTAAGCGCCACTGTCAATAGCAGCATCGCGCTGTTTTGTAGCCATCTTTGCTTTTTCATTCGATACCCTCAGTGCATTTGCAGTTGTTGTTACAGCGGCCTCCAAGGCCTTCTCCTTGGCTCTGGCCTCGGTGTTGAGCCGATCCACCTCGGCCTGCTGGGCCTCTTGCTCATAGTGCTTGCCGGTGCAGTAGCCACCGCCAAACACAAGGACCAGCACCAGCAGACCGCCAAGAAGATCCTTCATGGCTTTGGCGGCTCATCGTTGTCGCTGTCAATGTTCTCTGCCTTGGCGGTAGCCGTGGCAACAGCAGCCGACACGGCCTTGCGGCCAGCCACACCGCCCAGCACGCCAGTGCACAGCAGCATGATGTCGTTGATCATCTTCGTGTATACCTTGTCGATTGGCGCCATAGATGACATCGGCTGGGTCACGAACGTCACAGAATAGATGAAACTGAAACATGAACCCAACAAGATGACAGAGATCACGAAGATCACCCAAGCCCACACGCGAGCCTCGATCTCCTCTGGAGACAGACGATTATTTGGTTTATATCCAACTGTAGCCATCACTTCTTCTCCTGTTCGGGTTTGATTAACTGGTCAGGGCATGTAGCCGTTGCTGTGCAGATTGGCGGCTTGCACTCGGCAAGTTCCCAATTCTTTGGGTCCTGGCAAGGGTATCTGAAACGATCTTCGCAGCCAGCCAGCAACCCGCAGAGGATGCCAACGCAAACAGTCAGCGCCAGCAGTGAAAGTTCATGTCTTGTCATTTTTGCGTCTCTCCTGTTCCAGTTGTCTTCTTAACCGTTCTACCTTTTCCACCTCTTGTTTCACCTGATGCTTCACCTCCAAGATGTCGAGATAAAGCATTGCACCCAAGGGGAGCAGGGCCGCGATCAGAATACAGCAAAATATCCAGCCCACTATTTCTTCCCCCACTGACTTACGAACAGGAACCACAGCCAAAGGTACAGGAGGAATATAGAAGTCGCCACCACTGCTGCCAGTTTTGCTTGCAGGTTTCTTTCCTCTTGCCTGTGTAGCCATGCGTCTTGCCTCTTCTGCGCCTCCTCCTTGAGTCTAGCTTTTTCCTGTTCCTCTGAGATGACTTGACGCATCTCATAAGTCTGCGAATACAGATCAGCAAGGCCAGGGGTTTGGTAAACCATGATCTCCCTGATGGTGGTCGATAACTCCTCCATCTGCTGCCTGCACATCACACGATTCATCGCGCTTTCCATCATCTGCGCGTTGCTGATGCTGGGATCGTAGACTTTGGCCTTCTCTTCCTCCTCGCGCAAATATGCGTTCAGTTGATCCTGCAAAGCCCAAAACTTACTGAGCTGCTTGATGATGTCGGCCATTGCCTGAGTCTCGTCATAGGCAACGAACTTTTCCTTCTTTTTCGCCAAAGGCTTGGACGTGGTGGCTGCTGGCTTTGGAGCAAACAGCTTTTGCCACCAAGATCTAGCAGCCTTGGCATCCCCAATAGCTTCATCAACTGTGCTTTTGACTTCAAGAAAACTTGTCTTGGCCTCTTTATACAAAGAGCAAAGCTCAGTGATCCCCTTAACGCAGGCGTTGGCAGCGAAGAGGAGGCTGATCGGATCAATTTCACGCGCCTATCAGTTTGTTGACAATCGTGCCGACAAAGCCTGGCCCCAACAGCACCGCACCAATTACGACATAAAGCAAATACTCAATGCGCGTCATGCGTCTATCGCCTTCAGTAAAGGCTTTTTCAATGGCGGCATATCTCTCAGCGCAAACTGCTTCATGCACAGCAAAGTCCTTTTCCACCTCGTTCATTCACTTGCATCCTGTAATGGAGTCAAGTCTTCTGTTGTCCAGAAATCCTTGGCAATCATGATACGCAGATGCTCTTTGTTACGAGCCAAGCAGTCAGCCCATTCAGCATCGTCCATAAGTTCTGGCTTCCCTGCGTTAATTAAGTTGACTGAATCCATTGCGGCAGAGTAGTTCTGTGCGATTTGTTCTGGTGTGAGTTCGTTCATGCTGTACCTTTCAATGCGTCAATTTCGGCTTTGAGTTCTTTGATTGAATTAACCAAGTACCAAATAAGACTATCCGTATTAACTGAGAGAACGCCTGTTGAGTTCTGCTCAACACACTCTGGCAGTACCTGCTGAATCTCTTGTGCGATAACGCCTAGCTGAACGCCAGCCTTATTGACCGCATCCGTTGGGCTTAATTCAGCATCAACTTCTTCTGGCAAGCAGTATTCAAAATTTCGCACATGCAAACCAAGAATCTTTTCTAGACCGCTGTTGTTATCAATAATGTTCTTTTTGATTCGGCGGTCCGATACAGTATTCCAAGTTGTTGTATTACCGCCGTTATAAGAAGTTGTTCTGTTATGAAAAAAAGTATTGTCGCCTTTTCCAGTAGCGTCATACCCCATGACAATTTGATTTGCTCCAGATGCGGAACTAGTCTTGCTGTAGTTGCCAATCAAAATGTTGCTACCACCAGTCGTCAATGCAGTTGTGTAAGCTCCCGCTTGATAACCAATACCGATATTGTTGCTACCAGTGGTAACAGAGCTAAGCGCAGAAAACCCAAATCCTTGGTTCTCTGTGCCAGTCGTATTGCTGTATAAAGCCTGATAACCCACAGCAGTGTTGTTGGAGGCTGTGGTGTTGGCGTTTAGGGCATTCATACCGATAGCGGTATTGGAGGCTCCTGTTGTGTTGTTTTGGAGTGCCAAATAGCCGACCACAGTGCTGTAAGATGCAGTCGTGTTTTGCTCTAGCGCGTTCATGCCGACAGCAACGTTGTATCCGCCTGTTGTATTGAGATACAACGCCCTTCGACCAACAGCTACATTTCGCTCTCCGCTTGTGTTTGCGGGAAGAGTCTCCGTACCCACCGCAACGTTAAATGCCCCACTCGTATTAGCCGCCAAAGCACTCGCACCAACCGCAGTGTTGGTAGACACAGCACCTGCACCACGGCCTACGGTGAGGCCTTGGATGGTTGTTGCAGTGCCAGTAACTGTCAGCGTACCAGCCACAGCCAATGTCTTGCCAGATCCGACATTCAAGCCAACTGAAGTGCCTGTGCCAGCAGCAGCAAAGACAGCATCTAAGCTGTCCAAGTCGGTATTGATCTTGGTCCCCCAGGTATCTGTTGAAGCACCGACTTCGGGCTTTGTGAGTAATAAATTGGTGGTTGTGGTATCTGCCATGATGAAAACTCCTATGCGGCCTCTTGCCAAGTGATTGAATTGTCTGCTAAATCCGTCCAAGTTTCTGACGAGTCCGAAACAGGTGTCCAGCTCTCAGATGAATCAGCGACTGGTGTCCAGCTTGCCGATGTGTCTGAGTCTGGCGTCCAGCTCTCGCTGGTGTCTGGAATGGCTCCCCAGCCAAATCCAATCATCACGCCAACAGCACAAATGGACTCAACGCCGGTGATCCCAATGGATACGACATTGCCAACAGTGCCGACAGATCCTGTGCCATCAACGCCAGTGATGGCTTGGAACGAAATAACCTCTGCCGACAATGTGCCAACTGCGCCAGTCGCGGCATTGCCAACAGCAGGTATTAGGCTGGCCGAACCAACCGAGTCAACAGCGCCAGTCGCGGCATTGCCATCTTCTGCAACTGCCCTGGTCGCCGTGACGCTTCCAACCGACAAGGTTGACGCATTGCCGGTGACGGCCTGAGTGGACGTTGCCAGTACAGAGCCAACAGCACAGGCAGACGCATTGCCAGAGATGGCAATTGAGACAGTCAGCCCGACTGTGCCCACATTGCCTGTGGCAATCGTTCCATCTTCTTGGATTGATCGGTCTGCTAGTAAATTGCCAACCGCCAAGGTTGACGCATTGCCGCTGATAACGACATTGCCTATGCCGTAGACGCCAAGCCCGTAATAGCCTGTTCCATATGCAGCCATGCCGCTGCCCCTGCTTTAAGCCAGCCTGATCAGGCCAGTGCTTGCATCGTTGGTCGGCATGGTCAGGGTGAATGTCCCAGCAGTCACGGTCTGACTGCCAAATGTGTGGACGCTGACTGCCTTGTCTGATTGGGTCGAGTTATAGATCAGGACCGCATCAAATGCTGTTGACAATGTGACGGCTGAGTAGCTGATGCTGGCGCTGGGCGTCACAAAAGCTGTCGTGCCACTTGTGCTTGGTGGCGCGCCAAATGTCACCGTCACGCCGCCTGCGGTGTAGCCTGTGCCTGTCACCTCACCAGATGAGCTGTAGGCCGTGGTTGAAGCATTGACAGTGGCAGAGGCCAAGTACAAGGCGGCCTTGAATGTGTCGGCGGTGGTCGCTGCACGAACAACACCAGTACCGAAATTGTGGTGGCCGACCAGCAGCTCGCCTTTGAAACTCGTACACATCGCTTGTGTATTGGCCATGGTTTATTCCTTAAATTTGTTGACTGATTCCATCAGCAAAGACACTGCTTTTGAGAGCCATGTGGACAGACCGATGCACCATCTCGCCATCCAACCAATACTCTACCCAGCTCGTTGTCTCGGTATCGTTGTCGAGAGAGCCTTCACGCTTTTCAAGCAGTGACTCGTCCATCTCGCCCTTGGTGGTGGTAATCATCATCCAAATGTCCTTGCTCTTGCCAAAATCGCACCGCCCGATGTAGAACCGCGATCATCTGCAATCTGCAACTGATCTAGTCCTGCCTGGTAAAGCGATGACCACACTGGGATTCTCGCATCGTCTTGCAGGTATGGCGCGGCCTGCAACAAAGCGCCATACAAATAGACGTCAGGAGCTTGCGTCAACAACCAGTTGGTTGCCACTGTGGATGACAACTTTGTCAACTTGGCGTAATAAACCAGCTCTGCTGTATATGCGCCATCAGGAATTGGAAGCAATCGGAATTGGTTTCCGACCACCGAAAAATACAGTGGCTTGCCGCTGGACAAGTAGGTGGTGTTGGCCAACTGATCCATGGCGTCA